AGAACCAGATTGTTGTTGTGCATTGTCGCCTGTTGATAGGCTAGGTTCTTTAGTTTCAGATTGAAAACGAGCATACATACCTTTTATAGTAAATAATGCAGTCTCGTTATCTCCACTTATATTGTTATTAAATTGTTGTATTTCACTTTCGGGTAAATTTTCAGTCACCCAATCAGTCATACTTTTATAATTTTCTTCGCCACCTGTACTGTCAAAAGCTTGTTGTTCAAACTTTTGTGCAACAGCATCTAATCCTGCTAAATAATTATCAATGTATGATTTTGGCAATCCTGCTTTTTCAAGAGATTGAATAGTGTTTTCACTTAACTCTCCATTTTCATCAAACTCTTTTTGTGCACTATTAAAATCAAACGTACTAGGAGGCGTATCTGCTTCTAGTTTAGTTTCTTCTTTAGGTGCCTCAGATTGTTTCTTTTCTAATTCTTGATAAGATTTTATTAAATCTTCTTGAGACTTAAACTTACCTAAAATTAATTCTTCTTTTACAGGTGCTTCTGTCGGTGCTGTTTCAGTAGTTGCAACATTGTTTGCATCATCAGCTTTTTTAGACATTTCATCTAAATACTCTTGAGTTTCTTTTACTTCTTCGACAGGTACTTCTACTTTGTCAACCATTTTTTCTCCTTATTATTGATCTTGATTTTTAAAACTATCCCTGACCATACCCATGCCCTCTTTTACAACGGCAGGGGAATTTTGTTCCATCATCATTTGTTCTTGTTGAGCTTGTTGTTCTGCTTGGATTTGTTCAGAAGATTTTATTAGTCCTTCCATTTCTACTCCAAGAGAGGTACCAACACGTTTCACATACTCATCTAAATTTAGATAAGTCATAAGCTGTTGTGCGAAAGGTTGTAGCTGTTGTACAAATGTATTTAATCTTTGTAGGTCGCTAGATCTACCTAAAGCTTCTAGTCCTGTTACAATTTTAGGACGTATACTTTCTTTAGGTAAAGTTGGTAATGCTTTCTTTCTTTCCATTTGAAACATCAATCTGTTTATTAATGGAAGTTGTAATTCTTGAGACAATAAAGAATACAAACCACCTAAACTATCGTCTAGTTCTTTAGAAACATAATTAATTTCTGTAGCTGTAACTCTATCGTTTTGTCTTTGTACCGATGTATTTAACATAAAAGCAAATTGTAATCTTTCTTCAATTAACTTCATTGTTTGAAATGCAATATTAAAATCAGAAAACTTATTAACCTGAAGTGTAGTAACATCTTCTGCGTTACCTTCACGGATTGCACCGTTAGGACTTTCAGATAAAGTTTTTAAACGAGTTGATCCATTTGGTTTTACTAGAAATAAAACTTTACTTGCAGCGGCAGAACCCTCGACTACAGATCTGTATAATGCTTCTAAGCTACGAAGATCGCCAATGTATTCTTCTATAAATCCTCTACCGTAATCGCTATTGTCAATAGACGTATATCTTAATGGTATGAATGCGTTTTTATCTATAGGATATGTGCCTACAGATGATGGTACAATCTTTTCGTAAATCTCTTGGTGTACTTCCCATTTTTTACCGTTAGCTGATCTTTTAACACAAGTATAAATTTCACAAGTATCATCGTAACCATCTTTTTCTTTATCTCCCTCTACTAACAATTTTTGTTCTTCGGTAAGTGAAGACGGTGCTACCATGTCTTTTGTAATTATTTCTAATACATTTCCAATACCATCTCTTTTGACTACATATCTATCAAGATGATATACTTTCATCTTAAGATCAGGTGTTATGTATAATAAAACATTACCGCAAATTATAAGATGCTTAATTGCTTCAAACAAAGCGTTTCTAAAATTGTTAACTTCCATTTCATTCATAACAACTCGTTCAATAGAACCCATAGCTTTTTCAAACTCGCCTTTCATATCATCTCGACCAGCGAGCTCAGACAAAGTAAACTCGTCAAGTGTTAGTCTAAAGAAAGGTTGATTAGGGGGAAGTAAAGCTAAAAGTAGCTTTGAAGATAGGTTGTTAGTACCTCTGGCACCAATACCTTGATAAGGAGTATGTAAAGTAGTGTGTTTACTGTGATACTCACGAGGCATTATGGACGGGATCGTAAACTCAGCACTGTCCCGTGCACGATCCAAGAATGGATCTCTTATAGCTTCAAGCGTATTATACCTTGATTTTGCCGTAGAATAATTTGCCATAATTTATTAAGGATTAGGTACGTTTGCTCCTGTTTGTGTTGTTGAACCACCGACTTGTAAAGGTATCCTTAACGCTGCTTTTCCTCTTTTTTTAGAATAACTAACATTACTAGATGTTTTTGTTTGAGGAGCTTTTGGGGCTTTCTCTCTTAATCTAGTATTACTAGCATTAACTTCTGTTGCTGGAGGAGCAGGAGTTGGAGGTGGTGGAGGTAATTTCGGTCTAGAAAATCCACACATATTATTTAATATCTCCTATTATTGTTTCATTTAAAATATTGTTTTCTTTATCATTTAGAATTTTTTCTAAATGGGACACAACACTTGATTGGCCTGCTTTAAACCACACTTTTCTTTCATTATCGGCAAGATTAGGAGATTTATCAGGGAATTGTTTTTTTAAGTAATCAATTAACTCTTGTGAAATCATAATTATATCCAAGAGAGCAACTATTTGGCTTGTATTTTAAGGGGGATTGGTACTACTTTAAGTACATTTTTGGTAGGTATAACCATAGTATTACCGCCCTCTGCGATAACATATTGGTCGTTTTTAGTATCTGTCGTAAAATCAGAAGCTAAAACAAATGCGTCTTCGGTGTGGTTTATAAGAAAACCTACGCTTATACAGATAGTCGGTAACATCTGTTCAATAGTTGATAATTCGTTCCAACTACTATCACTGTTAGCATCTTCCCAAAGAACAAAAACAAATTTATATTTTGGTGGGTTTAGACTGATCCACTGCAGGATTTTCTTTAGGAGCTTCTTCATTTTTTTCATCTTCTATTGGCACCTCCTCTAAGGTTGATCGTTTTTCTCTATGTTCTATTATTGTAAATATAGCTTTTGTACTTGGAGGATACTCGTTATTTATGTCAGGTGTTCTAGCATAAAAAGTATCTTCCATGAGAATATCTACATTCATATAAGTTTTCTTTTTCCATCTCTTTACTTCTGCACCACTCATTTTCTCATTTCCTTTATCTTTTCTATTTCTAATTCACAGTAATGAATTATTTTTTCTAGGTCTTGTATTTCAGTTCCTTTAAACAAATATCGACAAACGTATTTAACTATACAACCTTGAAAAAACGATAAACCATTTTTAGAAATAAATTCATAAGGTTGTATAATAAACTTTTGATAATGTGAGCCTCCTACTTGTCTATCTTTAGGAAAAGCTTTATCGAACATATTTTTATTTGGCATCTCCACTCCACAGTATAGGTTGTTTCTTTTTAAAATCGTAATCAGTGTTTCTTAATATTCTAGCTAATCTTGCTTGTACTAAAGCATCATCTTCTGTTAGACCTTGCTCTTTGTAACAATCTTTAACAACTTTCCATAAGTTCTTTTTCTTTGTAAGTGTCTTTTTAGTTTTTACTTCTCCATAGGTAGGAGCTCCTTTGTAATTATCTGTAGCGTCCCCTACTAAACATTGATAATAAAAATTATAGTCGGCTTGTTTTTTTGTAATGCCGTAAAATTCTTTTTGTGTAGGATTGTAATGTAATCCTGCTATCTGATCTAAGTCTTTATCAATACTACAAATAATTTTATTACCTTTAATTATATTTGAAGTAGCTAATATTCCAAGTATATCATCAGCTTCTATTCTAGGTCTTACAAAACCATTATAGTTTTTTGTAATATACTCACGACAAAAACTTAATGTTAATGGTTTTCTTTGTTTAGTTCTATTTAGTTTGTAATCTGGATATATTTCTTTTCTAAAATTATCTTTATCACTAAATGCAGATATAAGTTCTTTACATTGAGTATCTTGTTTAAGAGTATTGTAATAATCTTTAATCTTTCTTACACAATCTTTTTCATCACTATGTAAAGTCCATATTGCATATTCATCTTCTCTATCCCCCCACCTAATAGCTTCTTCTGTTGAAAATGCTACTTGATACGCTACTACATCAGCGTCTACTAAAAGTGTACTCATTATCCGTTTCCTTTTGGTTTTATAGTATTTAAATTTACATGAATGACATTTCCGTCTCTGTTCTTAATTTTTTTTCTAAAATCATTTTCATCGAAATCTTTTTCTGACGCTTCAATTATTGGTAAAGCACCTAAATAAGCCCCAT